GCCAGTGCGGCCTCGCTGAGCGCCTGCCCCGCGCCGTAGATGCCGCCCTCAACCGCACCCGACGCCGCGAGCTTGGTGCCGGTCAGTAGCCCGCGGCTGACGATGCCCTCACCCGTCACGCCCATGCCGCGAGCCAACGCGCCGACGCCCGCCTCCGCGCCGCGACCGAGGGCAGCCGCAGCGCGGACGGGAGCGCCCACGCCGCGAATGAGCCCCCCAGCACTCACCGCCGACGACCCGCCCGAGGTCAATAGCAGCGGCAGTAATGCACCGCTGACCTCGGCCGCCGTCCCGAGCCCGCCCGTCTGCCTCTGCCGTGCCGCCGCCGCCCGCCGGTAGTCCTCGCCAAGCGTCTCGGTGAGTGCCACGTCGCTCAGACCGACCGATGCGCCACGCAGCGCGGCTTCGCCCGCACCCGTCAATTGCTCGCCCAGCGTTCCGTACTGTGCCGCCTCGGCGCGGGCTTGCTGCTCCGTCGCAGACAAGACGTGCCCGCCCTGAGCCTCCAGTTCGGCGACCTGCGACTCGTCCACATAGCCGACGTCGCCAAACGTGTCTCGCGCGAGCACCTTCGCCATTACGGCTCCCTGCTGACTGTGATCGGCGCCTTGCCTCCGATGATTTTAGCCTGGATGAGCGCGCGGTGGCGATTCTCGAGCTTTCGCTCGGCCGCGTCCAGTCGCGCCTCTGCTCCCCGGCCATAAGCGGTGAGGTCAGGAAACTCGCGCCTCGCCGACTCCCGATCGCTTTCGGTGATGATGCCCCCGTAGCTCTTAGCGATACCGGTCACGATCTGATTCGTCAGCGAATCGGCAGCGTGGTATTCCTCGGTGCCGTACCCGAGAGCTCCCACGCCGCGCGATGCACCGGCGGCCAAGATGTCGCGCGCCTTGGCGAGATTCCGCCGCGTCTCGAGGTAGTTTGCTTGCAGCTCACGCATCTCCTTTGCGTCCATCTTGCTACGCGCCTTGCCGAGCCCGGGCACCTGCAGTTCGATGTCCCCCGGCTCCTCGCCAGCGATCTGCCGCTGAAGTTTGACGGCCTCGGCCTCGCGGCGTAGCAGCTTGAGCGGGTCCGGCGGGCCACCACCCGCCATAGCCGCCCGACGCTGCATCTCGAAGTGGTCGCTTGCCAATCGCCGCGCCTGCTGAAAGCCCAGCTGCCGCTGCTCGATGCCGTCGCGCAACGCCTGAAATGCTTCCTGCCGTTCGGGCCGCTGAGCGAACGCCGACGACTTCTCGAGCTCCACTGCGGCGCGGCGGTATAGGATCTCCCGCATGGCCGCATCCTGCTCGGCCTCGCTCGCGAACCGCGCGCGAGCCATGCCCACGAGCGACTCTTGCGCGGCCATGCGATTCTGCAGCAGCCCCTTATTTGCCTTCTGCTCGTCGATGTCTCGCTGGACCTCGGTGTCCAGCCGGGACAGCGCCCACTGCGCTCCCTCTGCTCCACCGACCGCGCCGCCCGCGAGGCCGAGCGCCAGAAAGCTCAGCACCTTCTCGCCCGTGCTCTTGTCGTTCCACAGCCGGTTGGAGTCGATCGGTTCGTTGGCGGCGGCGTCGGCCAGCGCCTCAAACCGCGCTTCCATGCTGCGCAAATGCTCGGTGCGCTGCCGGGCCTGCTCCTGCGCAGCAGCGTCTGCAGCCTCCTGCGCAGCCAATTGCTTTTGCTGCGCCGCCTGGATGTCCTCGCGCGCCCGTTCCTGCGCATCAAATAGGCTCTGCGCGTTCTCGAGCTCGGCCTCGTCCAGCTGGTACTGCGTGCTTCGCTCTGCCGAGGTCTCGGGGATGCCGAGCGGCTCCTTCGGCGGCGTGACATCCGGGCCGTATTGACTCGCCAGGTACGCGTCCAGCTTGCTCGGCGCGGGGCGCCCACCGCGCGGCGCCGGCCGAGCCCCGAAGCCCGGCGGCGGCAACGGCAACGTCCCACGCTCGGCCGCGGGGGCTGCCGCAATTGCTCGAGCCTCCCGCGGAGAGTATCGGCCCTCGGTTTGCAGGAACTTCTCCAGCGCAGCGGGGTCCGGAGGCGGGGGAGGCGGCGGCTCGGGAGCAAACAGCATGGCCGCCTCGACCGCTCCCGGGGGCGGCGGCGACGGCGGCGCAAACTCGGCCAACGACGGCGGCTGCAGCGCGGGCGGCGTCCCCCGCATTACCCCGCCCGACGCGAGCGCCTGCTGCGCCGACCGGGCGAGCTCGACCTCGCCCTGGCTTGGAGTGTACCGTGCGTCAGGCACGGCGCTTCCCCTTGCGCTTCTTGCCGCCGAGCTTGTCAAGCTTGGCGTCCATCTCCGCGAGCTTGGCCGTCAGCAACAAACTCAGTTGCGACGTGTCGACCTGCTTTAGCCCCGTCCGCGGGTCCTCGTGAACTACCGTCGCGCCCTCGGGCGATTTCTCGAGGTCTTGCGCGAGCACGCCTACATGCCGCCCCGGCGGTGCCCCGGGAGTGCCCTCGATGCCGTCCCGGTAGCGGAACGCGACCGGACGCACGCCGTCCGGGAAGCTCATCCCGTCCTTCGCACGCTCATCGCTCGTCGCGCGCGGCAGCGGGGCGTTCGGCGGCGCCCATGCGTCCGGACTGTCCCCGCGTGCGTAGGCCGTGGCGCGCAGGAGGTTTGCCCGGGCACGATCGGCGTACATGAGCCGATCCCGCTGCTTGGCGAGCTCCAAGTCATAGTTCCCCGCCGCATTCAGATCTTCGAGCAGCGCGGCGTTGTTCGCACGCGTCCACTCAGCACCATATTGCGCGGCCTCGGCGGCGTTCTGTGGGTCGGGAGCCGGGGGCGGTGGAGCGGCCTCGATCGGCGGCACCATGTCTGGTGAGACCAACCCGCGCCGCAAGACGGGAGGACCCTGGGGCGCGGACGCCGCCTGCAGCCCCGCCGCGTACGCAGCCTCCTTGGCGCGCTCATCTGAGATCATCCCGCCAGCCACGGCGCCTGCGGCACCCTGTACAAACTTGCCCATGGCTGCGTCATTCGCCTGCTGAATCGCCGCGTTCTGCTGCGCCGCCTGCATTTGCATCTGCGCGTTCTGGGCGGCGGCGCCCTGCTGCAATTGCTGCTGCAGGATGCCGCTCTGCTGCGCAACGTCGCTCTGAGCCATCGCCCCGCGCCGCTGGGCCTCGCGCAGCGCGAGCGGGGACGACGACCCGCGCGCACCAGCCGCCAGGCTGTACCCCTGATTTACCGCGCCTTGCGACGCGCGTTGCATTTGCCCCCGGATCGCGCGCTCGCCGGCGGCGGTGCTCACCGTAGGCGCTCTCACACGCGCGCTCGTCTGACCGAGTAGGCTCCCGAAAAGTCCGCCGATTGCCATCATTTCCTCGCGTATGCTGCATCGAGCTGCGCCGCGCGCGGCTTTAGCCCCGCCTCGAACACTATGCTACGAATCTGCGGGCCTGCAGAGTCGTACAACTCCATCGATTCCTGCCCGACCTCGCTAATGCGGAGCCGCACCGCCTCACACTGCTGCCGGCGCAGAGCGATCTCTATCTGGTCGTCTTCGAGCGCCGTGATTTGCGCGGCTGCGAAGCTGTACGTGTGCGACCAGCTCAAGCTGTTGTAGTCGTAGGCGACTTTCACCTGGACGCCAAACGGCGCCTTGCCGGTCACGCGGTGCAGCAGGAGCAACACCTTGCGGATGCGCTGCCAGCCCTGGAGAGTATTGAGCTTTAGCCAGGCTGTAGTGATGTGCCATGGCACGGGCGCGGCATCGTCACGGTGCTCGCCGTCGCGCTCGTCCCACACTGCGCCATTGGCCTGGAGCAGCGCATAACGGAACGCATCCGATGTGCCCGAGAGCGTGGCCGCCGCGCTGGTGTGCAGGATGTCCGCGTCGGGCGGCGTGTCCACCGTCCACGCCTTCAGCGCGTAGTTGTACACGAGCACCCGGCTGGCCACGGAGGAGTTCGCCACGAACATAACCTCGGTGCTGTATGGGCTGAGCGTGGCCGCCGCGATCTGCGGGTACTGGTCGAGCGTGTCGCGGACCTCGGCACCCAGCCACTCCATCTGCAGCGAGCGGCCGAGGAGATAGAGGCCCTGTCGGCCCTGGAACATAAGCCCCATGGGCGTCAGGACGACGCTGCGCCAGTTCGCGCAGCCCGTGTCGCTGCTGATCTGCGAGACGGTGAATCCTACGTCGAGCCCACCTGTGGCGGGCGGACCCTGGCCGCTCACCAGATACGTGCGCGCCGCGCTCCACACCACCAGCTGGTCGTCCATGCTCGCCATGGCCGTGACGGGCTCGCCTATGTACAGGCGCAACCCCTCATTGAATCGCGGCTCGTCGTTCTCCGCGAGGGGCTGCGAAAACCAAAGCCAAACCGCGTCGTCTGTGCCGCCGAGCCAGATGCGATCTCCGTGATGCACGACGACCTTGCACGGGGGCGGGCCGGCGTTGTCCAAGATGTCGCCGGTCGTGTACAGCACCTCGTTTTTTTCAAGCTGGTCGTTGTACCCGCCGGCCACCGCGGCGTCCGCGAATTGTCGGCCGACCTCGATCGTCACACCATAGCTGGCCGGGAATCCGTTGGTCGAATCGCGATAGAACGGTCCGGCACCGCCGGCCACGGTGCGGTATGGCACCACGCGCACGCCCTTGTGCTGCGATATCGGTTCCTCCTTCAGCACGAACCGCGCGTAGCGTGTGGCACCGCCGGGGGGAGTCAGGAATTGGAGCACGTCACTCGGCGCCGACCGGCAGATGTTGCCCCGCGCATCTTCCCATTCGTATACAAACACGCAGGTATACGTCGTCGCCGACTGCAGCCAGCCGCCCACGGCCGCATACGTCGGGACGAGCCAGTTTTCGGGACGACGGCTGAACCCGACCTCGTGAACGTCGTCGCCGTCGTAGGCGCTGAGCCGAGCACCAGCCAGCAGTCGCACGCCGCCCCATGACGCCGACGCGAACCGCACGTCGTTGTCCAAGTTAATGCGCGCCAGGTCGAGCCCCCAGCGAAAGCCCTTGATAACGGTCGTGTCGTCGCCGCCGCCGAATCGCACGCGGGTGCGCTCGCCGACGCACACCACCCACTCACCCTTCGCAGCAGCCGCGACGCCGGCCGTGACCGCGGACGGATACGCGACGCCGCGCAGCCAGTTCCCAACCCATCGCGCCGACTGCACCGCATCCATGAGAGTCGCCGACCCCGTGGTGAGCTCGAGCAGGAAGTAGGTCGGCTCCGTGCTCTGGTCTGCGTATATTCCCGCCGCCGAGCTGTGCGCCGGCTTGACGTACACGAGCGGGTCGGCTTTGGGCAAGTAGCGCCGCCCGTCCTGCGCCGCGACGATGTAGTTGCGCCCGTTGTAGCTCCACGGCTTCGAGTGGATCGTGAGCCGCGCGATCTCGGTGCCCGTGCCGGCAGGCACAGCGAGGTAGTCCACCACGCGCCACTCCATGTAGGCGCGGTCCGGGGACGCCTCCGCAACCTCCCAACAAACCAAAGCAGCCGTAGCTGAGTAACGCGCCACGGTGACCTTGGGCGCGTCCCGGGTGCCGGGGTGCAGTGAATTGGAACCCACATCCACCAATCCGGAAGTCAGTACACGCGCACGCACGGAGGGTCCGGCCGCATCGTTGAAGATCGCATAGGCGCCCTCGCCCGACGTACACGTCACCGCGGTGGAAGTGTTGTCGACGCAGACCTGGCTGCCGACGTAGTTAGCGACGATCGCGTTGCTCAGGTCAATCTTGTCGACGTGGAGCTCGCGGCTGTTGAGCTTCGCGTAGCTGATGACAAATGCGTCCTCGCCCTCGACCGGCGCGGCGTCCAATACCACCGTGGAGTGGGGCTGCGCCGTCATCGTCACCGCCGCGGCGGGCGGGACGCTGGGCAGCACGGCCCCCACGTCGACTCGAGTATAGTATGCGTAGGACAACGCCTGCTGCCACACCGCATATACGTAGCCCCCCAGCGCGAACACACGCAGGTTCGACCACGTCGTCACGCCCACGATGTTGTCCTCGTACAGCACCGACCCGCTGGCCGCGTCGATCATGCTGCACGTCAGCGTGGAGTTGCTGCCGGACCAGAACGCGACGAGCACGCCAGCGTTAATCGCGCACTGCCCTTGGGTGATATACACCGACGCTGACATGTCGCGGCGCAGTCGCTCGATGTCGACGTGCGCGTCTGACGTTTTCCCGGCGTTGTCCCAGCGGTCGATGCCGGGCGCGTAGCGAAACACATTGACGCCATCCACGAGCAGCGACTCTTTACCGTGTGCGATCAGCCGCTTGCCAGTCGTGATGCTACCGGGACGCGTCAGCGCGGCAGACCGCGACGCAAACCCATACCGCTTGCCGCACTTCGGCGGATCGCGGAACCGCACGTTTTCGGCCTCGCGCAGCTTCCCCGGGACGACGTGCGGCGCGTCGGTGTACTGGTCGACGCCGCCGAGCGGCATCTCTACGAGCGTCCACCGCATGGCCATCTAGTACACCCACACCGTCAATTCGGCCGCCGCGCTGATGTCCAGCGTCATCTCGCGCGTCGTGGCGCCCGTCAGATGATCCGTACACGACGCGGATCGCTTCTCCACCTGATAGCCCAGCGGCTTGCGACCGAGCCCGTGCGACACGGTCACCGGCCCCGCCGCGGTCGCCGTGACGGTGATCCGCCGGCCCTTCGTCGGCTGGTAGTCGCGCGCGGGCTTGGTAGCCTCCACCACGGCCTGCTGGATCTTCTGTGTGGGATAGTCTACGCCCTGCACGGTGCGTAGCGGCACACGCGGCGGCGGGCGCAGGTTGCGTTTCGACTCGAACGCCATCACCACCACTCGCTGTGCAAGTGCCGTCCTGATGTTTCGTTCGCGGTCCGCACATCGACCAGCGACAGCGGCTGGCCGGCGTCGCGGTCCTGTGCCATTTGCGTGATCCGCTGCCCGAGCATGAGCTTCTCCTGCAGCAGTGCGGCGACGTCGCTCTCCTCCTTCGTCCGCATCTTGATTGCGAGGTCGACGACCGTGTATTCGCTCCAATGCTCACACGCCGGATGCACGGGTGTGACCATTGTCGTCAGCGCGACCGGCAGCGGCACGTAATAGAGCCGCACCGTCTGCGACGCGCTCGGCCGCGGCACGAAGTGAATCGCAGCATCGGCTAGGCGGTAGTGTATGTCCCGCCCCGCATCCCACGACTGCGGCGTGTCGTACAGCACGGCGTCCGATAGCGCCAGCGGGTGCAGCGGCACACGCACGGAGTTAAACGCGACGTCTGCGCGCAGCAGCTTGTAAAATGCCGGCTTGCCCGCCGTCGGCAACAGGGTCAGATCGTAGACCCCGGTCGTCGTGACCGTCACGTCCTCGGTGCGGGCGAAGTACGGCTGCCCGTAGCTGGCCACGAGCAGGTCGTACAGCTCCCGGTGCGACTGATCGCACCAGACGAGCAGCTCCGATGTGTCGTGGAAGAACAGCGACTCGACCGCGTCCACGCGCTGCCGAGCCCGGTACATGATCTCCTGGGCGGTGAGCGCCATGGATCAGTCCTCGTCGAGATCACGCAGGCGGCGCATCGCCGCCCGAATCCGCTTCGCGTCTTTCGCCTCGAGCGCGGCCAGCATCTCGCGCTCAGCCGCGGACTCCGCGATCGTTTGCGCCGGGTCGGCCTCTGACGAGGCGGCCCCCTTCGAGGCCGCCCCGCTCTTGAGGGTTTGCAGCAGTGGTGTCACTTCGTGGCCGTGGTGTTGCGCAGCACGGCCACGAAATTGACGATCGGCCCAGTGAGCGCGGCGGCCGTTCCCGCCGAGCTCTGGGTCTGAATCGTCAGTGTTCCGGCGGCGGCCACGTCGGTCCCGGTAGCGAACGCGCGCCCAGTGCCGGCCGCACCGGACGTGTCGGTCAGTGACACGTCGAGCGCGATCAGCCCGGGGTACTTGTCCGCGAGTGTGACGGTGTAGACGCCGGTGGCAGCGTAGGCCACAGACCACCCCGCGCCGGTCAGCACCGTGGGTCCGGCACCGCCGGCAGTCACGAAGCTTCCCGCCACGACATGCACGCCGGGGCTCTTCCACCAGGATTCATTGTAGTGGGTTTTGCTCGCCATTTCAGTTGTCCTCGAAGACCATGATCAGCGTGCCGCCCTTGAACGAAGCGCCGCCATCGTTGGCCGAGCCGCCCTTCTTCACGCGCACCTGCAGCATGTCGCCGGCTTCCATTTGCAGCTTAGACTTCGTGCTGTTGAGGTGGCAGAGGTTGGGCGCCCCAGCGATGTTGTACGCGATCACGCTGTAGCTTCCGGTGCCGGTCGTGTACTTGCCGGCATCGGTCGTGAGACCGGCGATGAACGTCGTCAGCGAGTAGCTGTTCGTGGTCGAGGTGGCCCCGGCTGCGATGCCGTTGCCGCGCTTGGCCACAAGCAGCGTCCAGCCGGTGCTGATTGTGTTCGTGACGGTCGACGACACGGCCTGGGAGAATCGGATCTCCTTGACCTTGCAGCGGCGCGTCGCGCCGAAGCACGGCACCGCTGCCCAGGGCTGAGAGAGGCTCTTGCTGCCCGTGTCGACATTCCGCGCCGTAGCGGCGCCCGGCGTGGCGCTGGCCCGCTGTTCGGGCCAACGCCAGACGACCACGCGTTCTGCGAGTCGGGCTACGAGACCGTCGACCGTGTTGCTCGTGTCGTTGTCCTCGCCGAACAGTCCGACGAGTTTGTTCTTCAGCTGTGCAAGCGTGATGGGCATCGATCACTCCAGGATCAACACGGCGTTCAGGCCAGGGGCCGAGCACGCCAGGTTGCCGTAGTAGGACGCGCGCACCTCGAATCCATCCGAGGTGGACTCGCGCAACATGCGCACGCCGTCGTCGTCGTGCAGATCGGGCACGGGGCCGAGCGAGATGAAGCGCCACGTATCCTTCGTGAGCAGGTACGCCTTGCCGTCCGGGCAGTTCTGGTCGGCGTACACGGTGATCGGCTTGCGGGGGCCGATGATTCGAACGCCGGTGAAGCCGACGTTGGCCGTCACGTTCGTAGTCGCGAACTCGACCTTGTTGCCGAGCTCGATCTGCAGGTCGCGCATCTTCTGGTAGCTCATCAGCGCGATGTCGGGGGCAGCGCCTTCACGACCGAGCCGCGACGCGCCCTTCTGCAGCGCCTCGTGGACCGGGTCACCCGCACACGACAGGCGGACGCCGGCCATGCGCGAGACGTCGACCGAGCGATCGACCGAGAAGAACGAGTCGCCCGAGGTCGGCGCCGTCGCGGGCAGCCAGCCATCCAGGCCGGACATGCTGCCCTTGAAGTCGCCCTTGGCGAACAGGAACGAGGCCGAGGTGATGCCCGAGATCTGCGAGGCCCAGTTTGAGTCCGTGGTGAGCGTGCCGGCGTCGCGGTCGATCGCCGTCACGGTCGCGCTGTTGCCCGAGTCGAGCAACGTGTGCGCCGCGGCGCTGCCGTCGTTCGCGCTCGCCACGAGCTCCTGCGAGACCTCAAAGTTGCAAACGTCTTCCGGCTCGGCCAGGGTCAGCGTCACCGTCGAGATGCCGCCCGTCGCGACCTTCCCGATGCTGCCGCCCTTGTTGCTGTAGAGCTTCTTGGACGCGGACCGGATCAGCGCCTTGAGCATCCCGTCGATCTCTCGCGTGCGCGCATCGAAGAAGGCGCCGCGGTCGTTGGCGGACTGCTTCATGACCTTGCGGCCGATCGAAATCATCGAGAAGTCGTCGACCGTAGTCACCTGGAACTTGACGTACTTGTTGACGTCCTTC